CTACGCACACCCCCACACCCCCTAAGCGGCAGCGCCGGCAGGTGGAAGCAGAAGAAAGGCAGCGCCGACGTCCCAGCGCACATGACCAGCAACATTGCCCAGAAGGCGCGTGCGCGGACCCGCAATCAGGCCAGTGCCGCAAACACCGAAAGCAAGCGAAACCGCCGTTATATTCTTATTTATAATAATACCATCGCACCCTCCTGTTGCTGTACTTCCATTGAATGGCATTTCCGCTACTGCTCCATAGCCAGGTACCGAAACATATCTATGTGGATAATGCCAGTTAGTATCTCCAATAGTGTATTTAATACCTGTACTTTCATAGCTTGCACCTGATATATCATATGTATAATTCTTGCTTACTTTAAGTTCTCCATTCACACATATAACATAAGGGTCTCTCATCCACTGGTTATAAGAGCCTAGAACAATAGAGTGAAATATCTTATTAAGACTTCTACCATCATTAGTTCCATAGAACTGACCGCCGTTTACTACTGCATTTCTTTTAACTCCATAAGTCGGTTCTTGGCTTTGATCGTATCCGTTGCAGTTTCCTGTTCCATATACTTCCTGTAAGTTACAGTTTTTTCCAAACATCAGCATAAGGTCAATTAACGTACTGACAATAGGTCCTCCGAAAAATCTAGCTCTTGAACCAACGGCATCTATTGCTGCCTTTTCCTCTGTTGTATTTTTGTTATACACAGGCTGATTACCTGATATACATTTCATCTTATCTTTTATGATTGAACCATAGAACATAGGAATCCATACACCTTCAAGTTCGTTATTATCAGAGTCCATAAAACCTACCGGTTCAAAACCATCTGCTTTCTCAAATCTGAATAATACATATCTGTCATCACCTGAGGTATATTCTTTCTTGTATATTTTCTGTGCCCAGGCAAATGCTCCACCGTCATAATCTACATTTGCAACGTCTGATGCTGTGCCATCTTCCCTTTTTGTGTAATCATTTTCGTTTAATCTATAATCTGCAGTACCATCTGACCTTACCATATACGGCTTGTTGGCCTTAAGCCATGGAAAGTCAACCCAGCTTCCAAGCGAATAACCTCCGCCCTTAGTTACTGTAATAGGTATATAATTCTTATTTGCTCCAATATATTCAATTCTCTGACCTGGTGCAAGTATCGCATTATGCTCAATGAATCCATACACAGATTCAGATTTTATAATATTAAGTATTTCTTCAAGTGTATCTTGTCTTGCAATATTAACTTTATTTCCCATCTTTAAACCTCCTCATAGTACATATTTCCATTATTTATACCAAGCTTGTATCTAGCTTTAGTTGTATCATCTGTTATTATATTTGCCTCCGATGCAAGAAGTGCTGCACCTGCAGTCTGAATTGTAACCTGAGTACTATTATCAACTGTTGCATAATAATCCTGTACAATCTGTGCTGGATTATATCCGTTATAAGGTGGCATAAAATCTCCATTGTCGCCTGCAACAACCGCGATAGAATATAATACTTCCTCACTATCTGCTGCCCCCTGTGGTTTTGCAAATAAACCAATTTCATTAATGTAATATCCAGCTGATACCAATACACTCTGTTTTACAGAGTCATAATTTGTTATTAAAGCCGTCACTTTAACTGAATGTTCACTATATACATTTACAGCTGATAATGCATAAGCGTTTTTCTGTGACTTAAGTTTTGTTGCTTTCTGTAATGCCTGGATTGTCTTTTCAGATGAAGCATACGTTCCATTTCCTACTGCCATTCTTGTAAACTGTAGCTTAATCTGTCCTGCCTGTGCTCTTACAAGCAGATTAGCACCTTTGTTAGTCATTACAGCATTGTTAAATAACTGTGGCATATGTTTTCCTCCTATTCTTTAATCGTATTCTTATATATGCTATCAGTAGCACTTGCTACTGAAATAGCCTGTGTTACAGATTCTGATACAACATCAAGTTTTTCTCTTAATTCAGGCTGCTTCAATACTGCAATAGTTCCTGTTCCTGATATCATAGCTGCTGTTATATCTTCGCCTTTAATATTAAGTTTTTCTGTTATTACCGGCGGCGATGATACGCCTATCATAGTCATTCCTGTGTTAAATATTGCTGTTATATCTTCCTGTTTTATGTTTAATTTTTCTGTTATCGCCGGTGATATAACCGCTGATGAATCAGCTACCGAATAATTTATTACTGATTCTATATCTCTATTTTCCTTGTATCCATCTCTGATAGCAGCCGGAATATAAGTTGCTAACAACCCAAAGCACGGGTATATTATCTGATTGTTTTCCCTATGTATTTCAATGGCTCTTATATGCGATCTTGTGTTTATCACCTTACGAAGCATTGAGCTGAACTGTGCATTCATGTTTTCTGTCATTTGTGCATTAGTTTTTATTTTGAAATAATATGGTTCATCATCATACTCAAACCACTCCTGGATTGTGCCCTCACCAAATACAGCCGTTATAAGCTCTTCTACTGCTGCCGGAGTTCCAGCACTCATATGCCATACAATCGCATTCTTCACAATCTTTCTTTTTGATTCTATATCAAGTTCTGGCGCATAATATTGTGCATCAAGTTCAGCAGCAAGCATGTCAAGTACATTGTCATCAGCACTATCAAGAGTTGAATATATACTTATTGTGTTACTGTAAGATAGAAGCCTGTATATAGCATTTGATATCGCATAACTTAAAGCTTTCACTTCTGGCATAGCTGTAAAATAATCAGGAAGGATATCTGTTATATTGCTTTCTAAAAGATTAACCATCTTCTATGCCTCCGTAAGTAATTGTGATTGTTCCACACTTTGCTAATGTATCATTGCCTAATACAGTAAAAGCAGGTGACTCAACATTCACACGTTTTGCCCCTGCTTCCATAATTTTCTGTATTAAATATGATGGATTTATATCTCTTCCTATCTTTTTTGTCTGCCATTTGTTATACGCCCGGACTGCTGCCTCAACATTAGACTGTATGGCCGTTACTGCTGTTTCGTCTTCTCTTCCAATGTAATAAGTAACCTTTATATTATACGTATATTCCTTAGGTATTTTAACTTTAATATTATCTGTTAGAGGTCTTATGCTTCTGTTATTTAATGCTTCCTGAACTTTCGTTATAAGTCCTTCTTCCGGAACTTTGCCATTTGATGTAAATAATATATCAACTTCACCCGCTGTATCAGACCTTACAACCACATCATCTATTGAACTATCTACCTGTTTAACATGATATTCATATGCCCCTGATGGACCGGCAGTTGAATATGAATTAGATACATTAAACAGCCTATCTCTAAGTGAATCATCACTTTCTGCATCACAGCCTCCTGATGTTAAAGAGGTATTCTTAACTGTTACAACATAAGGTAATGTGTTAACAAGTTTATTTATCTCTCCTTCTTCAAATCCATTACCGCGCAATCCCGGTGTTGTGCACGTCGCTGTTACTGTTACTTCTCTTTCTCCTGCAGGAATCTCAACATATTTGTTTGTCGCATAAAATATATTATTGCCATTAGTTGCACGTGTACCTGCAGGTATGCTCACAGCTGACTGTAACACTTGCGCTATGCTGAACTTTAAAATAGTTGTTGCCGGTTTTGACTTAATCCTTGATATACCTTTTAAAGCACATAGATTATCAAGATAATCCCTTTTTGCATACTTTAAAAAGCTCATCTTTCCTGCTCTGTCTGCATATTGCATAGCCTGATATATCTGTAATGCACAGGCATACATGATAAGTCTGAATGGATCGCTTTTTGCTAATGATATGTCTTTCCCCGTTAGTTCTTTATACTTGCTTTGATAATCATTAATCATCTGGCTTAATACATCTTCTATTTTTTCATCTTTTATAAAGCTTATATCCGGAAATTTCTCCGTTACTACACTCATGCGCTATTCCCTTTCTTAAGATATATATGTGGCTTCAACTGTCCGTCTTCTGCTACATCATATTCAATCTTACTTATGCTCACTCTTGGTTCATATGTTCTTGTCTTCTGTATAATCTCAACTGAAAGCTTATTTTTAGCAACCTCTGTTGGATATCCCATAATCTCATTAGTATTAATGCCAAAGTTTCTGTCAAGAGGCATTGTTCCAGCTATCACAGAGTATAAAGTTTTAAGACATCTTGAAATATCTTCCAGTTCATCTTTGCCGAAACCCTTTTCCTCAACATCAATAACAGTTTCCATATGCACGCACCTCCTACAAATATTCCTGAAGAGTAATATTAACCTTAGCCTGTACAACACATCCATCTGCTATGATTTTATCGTAAGATTCACTAACAGAAGTTATCTTCCAGTCATATTTTCCTATCATCTTCCCACCTAATACGAATGGGAAATGTTCTCCATTTTCAACTGCCTGCTCAATTCTTTCTAATGTATCTCGTGGACGTACTCCGTGGTTTGCTGACAATGTTATTGAAAAAGACATATCGGATAAATCAGCGCCAAGGAATTCAGACCTTGCTTTACCGCCTATAACATCATGTGTCGTCCATCTTCCTTTCACTTCGCGCGACAACGAATTAAATGTCTGTATCTTATCGCTACTAACTTCAAACGTAATAAGGCTACCTAAGTTTCCAACTACCATTTATGTACCTGCTTTCTTTTCAAGCTCTGCTATCTTCTTTTCAAGTTCCTCTATCTTAGCTGAATTATCCATTTTTTCTACTTTTTCCTCTAAAGCTGTTGTTTTAGTATCAAGTTTATCAACCGAAGCTGTTAGTGATTTTATCTGTTTGGAAAGTTCGTTAAACTTCTGTACGATTTCCTTAACAGATATTCCAGTAGAGCCTGCTGTAAAATCAATGTCTCCATCGGAAGTTACATAACACCCATTTCCGAAATCTTTACGATATCCTGATGCAGCCGAAGGTGTATTACCATCATAATAATATGTTCCCAACACTATCCCTTTACTGCTGCCATTATCAAAGTGCAACGTAACAACCCTGGAACCAACGTCCGGCAACGAACACTCATTATTCATAGTTAACATAGGCAGTTCAAGTGATGATGTATCTGTATCTTCGTATGTAACTTTTACTCTGCCTGTTTGAGAATAAGTCTCAATAACTCTGCCAACTCTTAATTCCATATAGCCTCACTTTCTCATACTTTGCATTATCTGATTTTCACATCTTTGTTAATCTTCATTTTTATATTTTATAAAAATCCTGTCTAAGGTATGGTTAACTCCTCGCCCGGCCATATCCAATGACCACTATCCGAACTATCAAAACCGTGGTCCTGCGCTGTTGATTCTATCGTATCAACATTAGCATCATATATTTCTGTATATCTTATACCAGCTCCATAAAAGTCAGAAGCTATGTCCCAAAGCGTATCTCCGGATTCAACTACATATACTGTACCTGTATCATCTTCCGCTGCATCTTCCGTATATTCCGGTTCCACGTAAACCGGTGCCGATATGATTATAGGATCTTGCACCTTATGCATTGTAAGCTTCTGCTTATATCCACTGCCAATATCATGCTTAATGCTGTCTATATAGTATTTTCCGTTAATTTTTCCAAGACCGGTTACGTCAATACATTGTGTTGCAACTATATCAGGATTGGCCATAATCGTAACTGACAGCTTTTCTATATCACGATTAGCTGCATTAATCTTTGCAGCCGCCTGAAGCTGCGCATCATATTCACTTGAAGACTGCATATTCATATAATATGTTCTTCCTGACTCTCCCACAAAGACATTGATAGTATCATCATTATCAGGATTAGAATAACTTAATTTAACTCCTGTATATGTTCCCTCAATAGTATCATTGTAGCTCCAGGCGGACATATCGCTTTCATCCATAGTCAGTACTGAATCTTTCTTCTCATACATTACAATGTCAAATATAACAGCCTTGTGATTGTAGGTTTTCATCCCTAATCCATACTTTTCACATAATGATAAAAGAAAACTACTGTCTGCCTGGTCTTTCTGCTCCACTTCTGATATGTTTATATCATCTGCATCGTAATATAGCTCTATCCCAGCCCTGTCTGCTATCTTCTGCGCTATATCCCTTATTGTTGTATCTGTGTAAGTTTCTGTCCTTTGAAGTGACTTAAAATCGTCATTCTGTGGTGCGCTTACCATCCCAATATTACATTTAAGACCTCTTCCGGAAAAACTTATATCATCAATTATAAAAGTGCCAAAGTCATTATTAACTTCTTCGTTTTCGTTATTCCAGTTATGCAGCTTTATTCCAAGTCTAAAGTCTGCGCCTTTTTTAGGATAATATGTTGTAAGCCAGTCTTTGTTAATATCATTTAATGTTATGTTTGCGCTGTCAGACTGTCCGCTTGCCACATCTGTGTATGAAAGTGATGATATATTATCTTTTATCATACTTCCAAGTTCTGGGTGAGATTCACCAAGTACTTCAACTCTTGTGCTCGTTGTAGTTGTGATAACTTCTGTTGTTCCACCCCCAAGTCCCGGTATAATTAATTCTTCACCAGGCCATATCCAATGACCGCTGTCAGAACTATCAAAACCGTGGTCCTGCGCTGTTGCTTCTATCGTATCAACATTAGCATCATATATCTCTGTATATCTTATACCAGCTCCAAGGAAGTCTGATGCTATTCCCCAGAGTGTATCTCCGGATTCGACGGTATATGTTCCATTATCATCTGACTCTTCTATTGTTGTTGTGATTGTTTCTGTCACAACCTGTCTGTATGTTCCATCATATTCTATCAATGCCTCAACATTTCTGGGTAGTGCCATTATGACCTCCAATCTGGAAGAACCTTTGTTTTCTGTGGTTTATCCTCAATAATAAGTTCCTCTCCCGCTGGAAAAACAAATACGTCTATCTTATCCTGATTATTGGCCATAAGAAAAGAGGTGTAGTTTTCAGATCCATACACCTCTTTAGCTATTCTATCCCAGGTATCGCCAGACACAGTTATATATGTCTTTGCCATAAATTCTTAGAAAGAACTCCTTCCATTTTGTTTTATATACCTTTGCATTAATTCTTCAAACTGGCTTTCAGATATACTAAGCGCATCCTGTATATCTTCCCTGCTTGGCGCCGCTCCATAGAATTGAAGCGTAGGCTTATACTCAACAGTTATGGAATTATCCGTAGAAGTGCCAGCCACATCAGAGCTTGGTAAGTTTCCTCTCATATCAATAAGATTCTGGCTCTGCTGCCACATAGATACAGCGTTATCTCCGCCCTGTTTTGCAAGTCTGTCACTTAGCCCTGATAATTCACCTGCCTGTTGCCATAACGCTATGCCATCAGCTCCGGTATTTGTATACATATCACCATTGTAAAATGCCGAAAGATTATTAATATCATCATATACCGGATTAAGGTTTATTCTTACATTGGCATCGATGTTTTCCAATGAAATACCAGATAATATACTACCAACTTCATCATACAGATTGTTGATGTATTGCATATTATCTTCGCCTGTATTTACACCTAGCAATCTTCCTGTCTCTTCCCAGAGTGATATTGCATTTGCACTTCCATCAATAGGAATAGCTGCTTCCATTCCATCCTCACAAAATGCTGCCAAATGTGGCTCGTTAAATATACCGCCTTCTGCGTGTCCTGGTATATTCATCTTAAAGCCGCCATTTTCTTCAATGTAATCTGTACTCCAAGGTCCTGTAAGATTGCCAACATCATCATATACCGGATTAAGATTTATTCTTACATTGGCATCTACATCTATCCCCTTTGAGAAGATATTATTAAGTGCATTGTCAACCTCATTATACAAGTTATCGCACGCATCCGTAGCATAAGAAGCATTATCCTCTATTGCACTTGCAACCTGTACTGGAAACTGCTTTCCCTGTTCAGATAATATATTAAGTATTGAATCATACTTATCCGTGTTAGCTATCGAATCACCAACAGCATTCATAACTGCATCAGAGCTTCCGGACAGTGCAAGCAAAGCTTCATAGTCATTCATTCCCTCTGCAAGCGCCTGTGGAATCTCCTGACCTTTAGCCTTATATTCATCAATCGTGCCCTGCATTTCTTCCATAGTAGGCTTTAATGAATCAAGTAGCTGTGATATTGCTTTCCTATCGCTTGTGTCAAGATAGGTTGTATTTGACATTGTGTCATACACCATCTGCCACATAGCGCCTGTTTTATCCTGCCAAGACTGTATATATTCATCTCCGAACTGTTCATCAAGCGTTTCTTCCCACTTTTTCTTAGCTTCGCTTATCTGGTCGCCATACGCATCTGTTATCGTATTAAGCTGGAATTCTGCTGCCTTCTGCTGAATGTTAGATACATTATCAAGATACTTCTGTTTTAAAGCATCTATCGCATTGTTATATTCTTCATCAGACAGATAATCTCCTGCCTCATATGCTGCTTTGATTGAAGCAAAGTTCTTAACATATGCATCCTTATAAGTCTTTGTAGCCTCTTCAATCTGTTCATTAAGCTCCTGCTGTAAATTCTGAAATGTATCACTTGTTAACTCTTTGCCTGAATAATCAAGCTCCAGCATAGACATTTTTGCCTCGAACTCACCTGTTGCAAGCTGTTCCTGTACTTCTGCCATAGATGCCTGAATATTAGATATAGTCTGTGCCTCATCAATATCAAGAAAGCCATCATTAAATGCATCTGTTACTGCAGCATTAAGTTCTGTTCCTAACTCCGCAAGCTGATCATATTTATCCTGGTAAAACTGATTAACCTTAGCAACAACATCCTTACTTTCTGTATCATTTTCATTGAACCCAATTGAAAGATTAAGAGCTACTGCATATTGTGACTGCTGTGCATAATTCTGTGCCGCTGCCACGTACTCATTAATAGCTGTCTTATAATCTTCCTGTTCGCTTTTATCAAGCCTAATTCCGACTGATACCTTCCAGTTGAGCTTATCTAGCTTAGAAACTGATTCCTGTATAGTAGCCGATATATCGTCCAGCTCATCAAAAGCTGATAGTGCTTTTTCAACTGCAGATAAGTTCCCGGTGCTTATAATTCCTTTTGCCACCTTATCAAGTTCCTGCAACGATAGTGTTAATTCTCCAAAATGTCCTTTTAGATTGTTCTTAACAACTTCACGTTGTATATTGTTATATGTGTATATCGCAGCACTAAGACCTGTTACAGCCGTAGTTACTCCAATAATCCCCCAGGAAGCCGGTGTAAGCTTTGCTATTGCGGCTGTTATATGCGATAAGGAGGAAGCTATCTTATATGATACAAGTGCTGTTCCAACTCCTTCCACAACGCCTATAACAGCAGCCTTATTCTTTATCATCCACTCTCCATTGCTCTTAAGAGTACTGAAAAAAGCAGCAACAGGCTTTCCATTTGTTGTTATATTTCTTTTCAATGTTGGTATCTTAACGCTAATATCATCAATCCACTTACTTATACCATCTGCACCACTTATCTTATTATTCAGTTCTTCTATCTCATCAGCAGTAAAACCTATTACATCAACCAAAGGCTCCCTTAAATCTTCATAAGCTGCTATTCCAAGATTAACAAAAGAATTCTTCATAACCTGCAGCTTGCTATCAACAGTTTCATACCTCTTTCCAGCTTCTATCGCCAGAGCTGTATTTTCATCCCAGGCTGTATTAGCTGTATCTATCACATTACTCATAACTCCGTGCGCATTAGCCAGGGCAAGTATCGTATTAGTAAGACGTACTTCTTTTATTCCCATATCATTAAGAACAGCAACTGCCGACTTTCCATTTCTTTCTGTATCATTAAGACCATCAATAAATGCAGATAGAGCAACTACTGCATCATTCTTAAATGTCTGTGAGAACGTTTCTCCTGTCATATTGGCCACACTTGCAAAGCTTTCAAGGTCTCCTGAACCTGTTTCAACTGCAACCTGTATCTTTCTTAACAGCTTACTCATAGTTGAACCGCCTGATTCTGCCTCTATTCCGACAGAACTCATAGCTGTTGCAAGTGCCATAATCTGTGCTTCTGACAATCCAACAATATCACCAGTTGAGGCTAACCTTGTGGCCATAGTTACTATATCTTCCTCTGTTGTAGCGAAGTTATTACCAAGGTCAACTATAACTGACCCAAGCCTTTCATAATTGCTTACACCATTCTCGTCAAAGTCAGGCATACTTACAACATTCGCAAACTTAGCCAGGGCCGTTGCTGCTTCCTCTGCGCTTAAGTTAGTAGATACACCTAAATTAATCATAGTCTTAGTGAAGTCTGTCAAAGATTCAGTTGCTATTCCTAACTGTCCTGCTATTTCCATAACACCAGCAATATCAGATGCACTTGATGGAATCTCCTCTGACATATCAAGAATATTCTGTCTTAACTTTGCATACTCCTCATCCGTAGCATCAACTGTCTTTTTTACTCCGGTAAATGCCGTCTCGAATTCCTTTCCAACCGCAACTGATGCAACAGTAGCCGCTGCTACCGCTGCACCTGCCACGCCTGCAGCTGTTGCTATTGCGCCAAAGCACTTCTTTCCGGCATTCATAGTTGCATCAAAGCCTTTATCAAGCGTAATAAAATTTTTATCCATAGCAAGAATATTAGCTTTTAATGCTGTATTTGCTGTGGCAAGACTGGCATTAAAGGACTTATCAATAACTCCTGCTATTCTTATTGCCAGCTTGTATTCTTTTCCTTTTGTTGCCAATCTCGATCACATCCTTTATCGTATCTAATAATTCATCAAGTGGTAATGAATTGAAGTAATCTATCCCTGTATTAGTTGCGATAGATAATTCAATCATTACCTTTCTTAACTCATCTATCTCATCCGGGCTTATTCCGCACCAAATAAAAACCCCAATACAGCATTCTTTACTGCCATACTTTCACTGGCCGGAAGAGCTGTAAAGAACTCAATCGGAAGACTTGCACCTCTCGCTGCTATCTCTGTTGCATATTCAAGAGTTACCTCTGGCATAACATCAATGCCACTTGATGTTCTCTTCATTCTCTTATTAATCGCAATCATATCTGCTGCTGTAAGCTCTCTAAGACCTCGAAGGTCTATTTCCTTATATTCCACTCTTTCAAATGTATAAGGCTTCTTAAGCTTAATTACTAATTCATCCTGTTCTTCTTCAACATCATTAGAGGCTGCCGTTTCAACAACAGCAGCCTCCGATTCCATATTCTTTTCTATATTATTTTTAGTTGTTAATTCCATTAGCACTGTGACCTCACTTTCTCAAGCAAATCTTTTCCATTTACAGTAAATACCGAATTGAGCTTGTCATATTCAATAACTGTGTTGCCATCTATTTCTATAAGAATATAAAACAGTTCAAACTTAAGCTTAGCTTCCATCTGCTTGCCTCTTTCGATTTTGCCAGGCTCAAAAGACTTAAAACGTCCTCTTTCAACGATTCTCATACTTACATAATCTAAAGCACCTGATGACTTTACAGTAGATTGTTGCGAAGCTCTGAACGTAATATCAACAGGCTGTGTAGGATCCATAAGATTAAACATATCATTTTCAAGCGTTCTGAAAGCAAGCTCCTGCTCCATTGAGCTGTAATTTCCTACTACTCCTGTTTCGTATTCTCCAAGAACTCCAGCACCAGACATTGTTTCTGTAACTGCATCAAAGTTAGGAAGCGTATGACTTCCTGATATTCCAATAAACTTATTTCCATTGTTATATACATTAAAATCATTAATAACTTCTGGTATGTTTGCTATACTCATAATTATTCACCTCCAAGTGCTGCTTCTAACATAGTTGGGTCAAACTCTAATACATCTAAGATATACTCTGCTGGTGTATAAGGTGCTATATACTGCTTAAACACTATTGTTCCATTAATAACATTTCCTGTTGGATTATCTTCCCTGTTATATACAGTTTTAGCACCTGCACACTTGCCCTGGCTTACAAGGCTGTTACCTCTTACGTTCTCTGAATCTACGATAGATTCAATAAGTCTGTAGTTCGCCGGATCATCCACCTTATCAAGGTATGTAGCCAAGAAGCTGTTAGCATACCAGTCAAAGAATCTTCTGCAGCATATCCAGCGGTCCTTAGGATCGGTTGTGCCAGGATAAGCGGCTGTATTATTGCCCCAGGACTTAAATGTGCCATTAAGACTTATAGCTGTAACAATGCCTACTGCATTAAGTTCATTCGCCTGTGTTATATCAAGATTAATCTCTGTTCCATCATGTAAAACAGCAGCGCTTACCTTAATATCCTCGTTTGATGGGGATATGTTAGGTATGGATCCATTGTTATAATCAAGAAGACAAGTCATAGCAGCATATATTGCCGAATAATACATAGTCTTTCCACCATATGAAACCATAGGCCATAAACATATATCGTTTGAAGAATAGCCGCTGTCTTTCTTGACCTTTTCAACATCTGTATACTTAGTTGCTTTCTTAGTATCAATATCAAGCACCGCTCTGCATTTGAATAATCCACTAAGCTTCTCTTCTTTTCCCATAAGTGCCATGCCAACTGATGGCATCTGTGACCAGCCAGGTGCAAGCAGGAAGTTTACTCTTACCCCAAACATAGGAAATACTCGTCTTGCAAGCTCAATACCTGTTTCTTTTCCTGTTGAAGCATCATATGAACCAATAATATCCTTATCAGTTACAGCACTAGGATCTATTGCTGTTCCTGTTAACTGCACACTAGATACTGCTTCCTTGATTACAGTTACAACAACATATCCATCTTCGTTAAATTCTACTGTATAATCAGTATCTTTCACTAAAGCAGTTGAACTGCCATCTGTAACCTTAAGATTGTTAAGCATTACTCCTTTCTTGGTAGATACTGCCTGCTCTCCTACAACTGTAATTGTTTCTGTATATTCAGTTTTATGTTTAGCAGGATCCAGTACATTGCATATAACCACAGGTCCAATCTTGAACACTTTGAAGAATGCATCCATAGCCTGGCATAATGTATAATTCTCGTAATCATCCGAATAGCCTACCGCTGCCTGTGCCTCAGCAAATGTGTTGCAAAGAAATAACTTATTTGTAGCTTTCTGTGGGTCTGCTGCCATATTGACAGGTGCTGTACCAAAGATAATAGGCACTTCACTTGTATTCAAAGTCGGTGTAGGTATACTTGTAGGATTCTCCAATACCGAAATTCCATGATTATAACTCATTCTTATCTTACCTCCTTAAATCTGTTTCTTGTCTGTGTGTATATAGTCTTTAATGTGCTATGTTCCTCATTAAGCTTCTTAACCGCCTCCGGCATATCGTCAATCCTAACAAGCAGCTTTTTCATAGCAGGAAAACTATCTACACATTTCTTTAATTTATCTGGTAATATTCCATCCTTGTATACAGTCGAATATCTGGCCACGCCTGATATAGTTGGTCCTATATACATAAGATTTTCTTTAGACTCTTCTTTCTTTTTAGCAATAGTCGCCATAATACGTTTCCTTTCTTATATACGGAATATTAAAAGACAATGAGCTTGAGCCTATGAAGAATGGATAATAATCATCTTCCTGTCTGGCCCAAACCCATTGTCCGTTAAAAACAGCTATTCTTCTTAAATCTGAATTTTTAGCAAATCTCTCATATATCTTCTGTAAGATATTCATAACACTTATGTGTCCTTCATTTTCAAGTCCATCATCCCATATGCATACTATGAGTACTATGTTAATCACATTAGGATCTTCATAGTTTCCGGTATGCCCACCACTTTTTAGTCTTACAATTATGTATGGCACCGGAACCTCACTTTCCTCATCTTCCTCATATGTATCAACAGTTTCACTTTCCTCATTATATTCCGGTGTTACATACTTCTGAATAGGTGTGTCCTGCATATACACATTTAAAGGTACCATCTCGCCTTTTGCATTCTTATATTCATAACCTTTAAACATCTCTTTCAGCTCATCTATTAAAGCCTGTTGTACCATTAATGGTGTCATACACATTCTCCTATCTTAAGATTCTTTGTAATTCTCTTTCAATGCTCTGTTCTAATATGTCATACATCTGTGGCTCTACAACACCATACACCCCCTGCTCCTCTCCCAGAAGCTTAGGTGTTGATAAAGAAAGCAGGTTTTTTAATGCTTCTTTATTAGGCTCGTGTCTCATTCTTGTACCTGGCACTCTTTGTGCAATGGCTACGTGACCACTCTTGTACTTAGCAACGAAAGCCTTGTACTGGTCTTTCTGCCCCGGTCTAAGATATAAGTTCTTTGCCTGATTCATTCTGTTAACATTGCCTTTATGACCTGCTTTAGGTCTATTATGAGGATTATATGCTCTGGGTGTTACCTTGTAATCATATAATTCATTAGCACCACCAGTTGATGTTACAAGGCCTTCCAGCTTTGATACTGTTGCTTTTTTCTTAGATAAGGTCTTTTTAACCTTAGTTTTTTTGATGTAATACCTCTTGTTAGCCTCCGTAGCAAGAAGCTTATCTGTTTCTTTAACTGTATCATTGATAGCCGCTTTAAGTACCTGTTTGCTTTTATCCTTCTGCATTCCAAATGCACGTTCTATCTCTGTAAGATCTCCTACATCAACATGGTAATGAATCATACTTTATTTGCCTCCAGACTTATCGAATATATGCCTCCCTCATTAATTGCATCTGAAACAATATAAGACTTTTTATCAAACAGCATATTACGTCCAATAGCCGGAAGAGGTCCGAAATCCTTAGCGTTAACGTAAAACAATAATTCTTTAAGATAAATACCATCTCCATACAGGCTCCGTTTGTACTGATATCTTTTTTCCCTGTCTACCATCTCGTTATTATCAATGATACAAGGAATATCCCTGCCATTAACATTATGAACCTCTGCGAATTCTTCAGTATTCATAAATACTTTACGATTATCGTATGCAAGCTGTTCTTTAAAGGTCATACTATCTCCATTCTGCTGTATCAGCTCTTAACCATGCATCAATTATCTGTGGATTATCCGTTGGTAATTCTTCCCCCAGACTATATTGATGAGAAGAATACAAGATATCTGCTTTAGCATATAAGCTTAAGCATTCAGGTAAGACTTCTGATGCACTATCTTCAACACTATCATCTGATATGATATCTTCTACGCTGGCATCCATCACATTATCCTCTGTGCCTGTCTTAATATCTTCAACAGATTTAGCAGCACTTGTTTTAGTGCTGCTTTTACTATCTTTCTTAGTTGCTACTGCCATAGAACCTCCTAACCGATGTTAACAAGAATTGTGTTATCCTCAGCCGAAGAATCATATGCAGCATATCCGGCTGTAACATTAGAATCTGCTGTTGCTGTTATTCCGTTTCCGTCCCAGTAAACATTAGTGCCCTGTGTAATCTCCGCTGAATCAGTCTTAGCGAACTTAAACACATTCTTTACGTGAATGGAACCAACTTCGCCAGGATTAATATCCATTCCGGCAACTGCTATTCTAGTCTTAAGACTTACAATAGAGCCTGCTTCAATTACGTTTGAAGTTGTATTCTTATAGTCGAGGTCTTCACCTCTCTGCCAATATATAGCTTTAGACATACTCTTTTCTCCCTTCTGTCATTACTTAATAGGATTGTTGATTACCTTACCTGGATTCTTAATAACACCTCTGTAATCAAGTACAGTAATTCCCCAGTCAAGATATATATCCCAACTAATACCAAGTTTTCCAACCTGTTCAGATCTTCTTATAATTGGTACTTTATTTCCATTTAGGTAATCAACCTGCATAAAATCTACATCGTCTTTATTACCTACAAGGAACCAAGGCATTGTATTTCCTAATCCACCACATAATACATTAATAGTTCCATCTTCTACTATATCAATGCTCTTAGCATATCTGTAAAGTGGGTTTGCTGCTTGTGTATTACCTTCTGTATTGATGGTTGTACTATTGAAAAGTGTATACATTTCAAATGCCATTCCAACAGGAACAATTAATGTTGCCGGTCTTATAATTATCGCTTCGCCTTCTGGATCGGTCTGTGACTGTAATGCAAGCATCATAGCCTGTACTGATTCCATTGTAATGCCAGTTCCTGTTGTTATAATATTTCCGTGCTGCTTATCGAAGAGTTTAACACCATCATATATAGCCGGCGAATTAACAAGAATCTGATAGCACTGCTTGTTAATAGTCTTCTTAGCTGCCTTTGAATATCTTGATGGCAAACCGGTCACAAGGTCAATATCATCATTGATAAACGCCTGTCTTGATAATGAGAACTGACGTCCATAGGTCTTAAGTTGTCTCTGTGGAAGCTTAGTATCAGTTCTTGAATCTGCTTTAAGTTCTCCGTTTTCAGGAACTTCAAGAAGTTCTCCAGCAGAGCCTGCAAGATAGTAATGATCTGTTTTCTTAAAGTCCTTTAATGAGCCTTCCTGTGTCCAGGCATCAAATGTAGCTGCAGCTTTATTATAACCTTCCTTTATTGACTTATTGATTGCATCATCAAGAATGGCTGGGAAGGCTGCTGTTGGATTAGCAAAATCTCTCTGTGCATAATCGTACAGATCATCAGAACTCATTCTCAAGAATCTTCCTCTGTTATCAGCACTTGAAGATTCAATATATAAATCTCTAAGAGACATTCCTCTTAAATCTCTTGCACCTTCTGCTGGCTTTTCAACAGTTAAACCCATTCTAAGCAAAAGCGCATCAGATGCTGCTGCTCTGAACTTATCTTCCTCTGCTACTGTTACGTCTGCACTTCCCCTCTGTGAGATAGGTGTACTATTCTCAATCATAGAATTCATGACAGCTTCTCTTACGCTGTCAAGAGAAGCACCGCCTGATATGTAGCCTTCCATAGTTGTATCATCTACACCAAGTGAGCGGCACATTCTTGTTATTTCTGCGCATCTGCTTCTTTCAAGCGCAATATCGTTTTCAGGTGTCATTCCCATATTATTCTGACCTCTTGAATTCTGATTATCAGAACCAGGTGCTCTGATACCGTTTGAATTAATTTCAGGCTGTCCTCCTGGCTGTGGCTGTTCTTCAGCCGCTTCTGCAATCTGTCTTGACAAGTTATCGAATTCTGTCTGTTCTACTGCAGTAAATTCTCTATGTTCACCTCTTGCTAACGAGAGAAGTTCCTGCTGTCTTAGAATCATCTGTTTAAGATTCATATCATTTTGCCTCCTGTTAATATAAGATTTTTATTTATCTGGAGCTGCCTCTCGTTAAGATAGAAGCTGCTTACTCCCTCCTCTTCATATGACCTGCCGACACCAACAGTCTCATCCGCCGGTATGCTTACTATGGATATCTCAAATGGAGTCCATTTCTTAGCTATCCTGCAAGGTCCTTTAAATCTGCCATCCAAGGATACTGCCTTGTCTTCTACACTCTCCCAAACAGATATGTTGTAACCAACTGATACTCCTTTTAGTGTCTGGTTGAGTACCTTCTGATAAATTACTTCTGATTGTTCGTCCTTATCGAACTCTATCTGTGCATGTCCTTTGTTGTCCTCAATCCACGCTTTTATAATCTTTCCCAGGATTACATCTCTGTTATGGTTAAACAAAACAACGCCGATTGAATTTAACCTGGTTAAATCAACGGCGCCGTCTGTGTGTGATAATATTTCATCCCCAAAATACCGGGGATATGGTTTTTCTGATGAGAAAGTTAATTCAAACTTTCTCTCATTCCCTTCTCCTTCCATCTGCCGGATATTACAATCCGTGATGGAGCGTTCAAGATATTCATTCTTTTTTCTGTATTCCAAATACAACACCTCCCATATCAATTCCTTTTTCATTACCATAATTAAGAACTTCTGCCATATCATCTATCTGGTCTTTCCAGTCACGACCATTCTCTGCTGCAATCTGCTTGAATGTTTTCTGTCCTGTCATTAAAGCAATCTTGTTAGCACTAGATTCCTTAGCAGGGTCAATCCAAGGCTTTGGCTCTTTTATCCACTCATGTTCAAAATATTCATCCTTGTGTTCCCAGAAGCCTGGGATATTAATATAACCCGATAATATAAGCGAAATAACGAATGTTTCGTATATTTCATCAATAATCTCCTTAATCAGCTCAATATCTTCCTGATAAGTGAGATCATCTTCAATAATATTCTGTCTTGCAGATGAATAAGTGCTCTCCGCCATATCCCTGCTTGTTGCTTCATAGCTTAAGCCCTGGCTTGCACTTATCATTCTCTGTTCAAGTTTAGTGTAACTTGTTGCATCTGCGCTCTGTCCTGCTGGATTAACAACCTGTATTTCATCACCGGCATTAAGCTCTTTCATCATACCAGGTGCGATTGTTTTTCCCTCATAGCTCATCCTTTTTCCATTAGCATTTCCTGTTTCTCTTCCAAGTCCACCATTAATTCCCTGTGTTGGAAGCATCCTCTTAATGAATACTGCAAGACAGGCCAATATTCTTTCTTTGACCGATACAGCCGTTATGAATTCATTAACATCCCTTATTCGTGGGATTGTTGGTGCCATATCAGATATTTCCCTTACCTGTGAAGGTCTTTTTTTCGTAAAGTAAAAGATTACATCCTTTGCTTCAACATATACTGGATTGTTTATGTTATATCCATTTATGTCGTATTGTTTTATAAAATACCCAACAGGAGTGTTGTAAGAATTGTATTCTATTCCTCCAACTACCTTATTGCCTTTATGCTTAGGTGCAGTCTCAGTTATATCCAGTTCATCAACCTCTATCATCTGAAGCTTAAATGGAATCATACCATCTCTTGTGTATCTTTTTATGAATAATATTCCACCATCAATCTTCTTGCGGTTAACCGCCATTCTAAGCATCTGATTAAGGCTTTGTGTCTGTGTAACATCACAGTTCTGTTTCTTACACCACTTTTTCCAGGCTTTTTCAATCTGTTTGTTAAGTTCAACATCAGGTGTCTTAGCCTGTAATATGAATCCACTGCCTATTATGTTTCTCTTCCATGCAGATGTTATTGAATTCATAATATCGCTGTTTCTTTCAAGGTCTCTGGCTCTTGCCCTTATCGTATCTCTGTTATACCTGTCAGTTATCTCCGCTGATTCATTTACCGCATGCCAGTTTCTGTTGTTACGTTCATATGAACCTGCATCATAACTATCAAAAGACCTTAGCCCATCTACAGCAATCTTGTATACTTCCCTTTCATATGCAGCCTTAGGAGATACCGCTGCAACTATATTGTCTATAAATCCCATATGCTACCTTCCGCTAAAATCTGCCACATAGCAATCATCCAGAAGTCCGGTGTGATTGTTTGCCGCTGCTAATTGTGCTGTTAAATCATTTTTTATGTCATAGAGCTGTTTCAGATCTGCCCTCGTTAAACTTTTTGAACCTATCTTATAACTCTGTCCGCCACTAGCGATTGCAATAATGGCTTTATTCACCTCGTCAAGCATCTCTTTAGTTGAATTAGTTGAATTGTCTGCCATATATGTTCCTCCTACTGGTCTAACCAATTTTCATTTTTTTCTATCCATTGTTCTTCCGGTAGCTTATATTCCGGTACTGTCACATCCTCTTCATTCATCAGATGCAACTGACGTACACCAAGAATATCTGCTGCCGCCGCATTATACACTTCTGTATCAAGATAATGATTGTCTGCATGGTTCGTTTTAGTCTGCCATACCTGTTTAGTAGTATTTCCACGCTTAACACTAACCTTGTGTTCTGCTGTTACCTGTGTTGCATATTCCATATCGCAGCCCTTATATACCATCCAGCTTCCTCGTCCATTAGGTCGCTGCATCCTTCCAGCAATCATATCTTTATATGCTCCGCCATCCACAAGTACTAAGGTTATACCCATAGCTTTACTATCCGGTCTGTTGACTTTACTTAGCTTATAGTTAGATAACTGTGCATGTGATGAACCTTTAACAGGCAGTGCATAATCTGAATGCGTAGCACAAAAATCATATACCATATCTGTCTGATCGCCTGAATCAACCAGGCAAAGATTAACTATCATAGGTTCACCATTCTCATTCATGTACTGTGCATTCATAACATTATCTATATCATCAAATGATAATGCCTGACCATGTGCTACATTCTGGCTTGTAAGATAATCTCCCCAGGCACGTATAGACCAATATAGTGAACTCTCCTGAACATCAACACCAGCCGTAAGCAACTTCGCCCATGATGGGACAATGTACTCTGGTAATTCTGTCTGCCTTTCAAGCACAAGTTCTGCACTTGTCTTAAGCTTGGTATCTTCCCAAGGCTCTGCCAGCCACGAATTGATAAAATTCTGAAATGTTTCAGGATCATCTTTTGTAGTAAGAAATTCTTTTACTATATCCGCCCATCTGACGAATGGACTATATAATGTATTAATCCAGAATACTACTGAACGGACATACTTTGTGTTATGACGAACTATTCTCCACTCGCCATGCCGAATCATATTATTCTTATCAGCATCCGTGATTATACAGCCACATTCCTGGCATACATAAGTTGCAAACTCTGCTCTGTCTATATAGCTCATATCTTCTTCATCTGGAAATCTGATATTAGAAAACTTAAGTTCTATATATTCGCCACAATGAGGACATGGAACAAAATAATGTTTTTCAATATCCGCACTTTCTTTTTCTTTCCAGATATGGCCAGTCTTAAGAGTTGGCGTACTTGTTATATATATCTTTTTGTCATGGAACGTCTTAGTTCTTTCAATAGCCAGCTTGATAGGATCGGCTTCTTTTCCACTACTTCCAGGGTACTTGTCTACCTCATCCATCAATACAAAACGAATAGGCTTACTTGATAAGCCAGATGGCGAATTAGAACCTGCTAACGTCAGATACATTCCATCGAACTGTAATTCCAATAATTGCGAATTCTCATCAAATCTTTTTGCAAGCTCCGGTGTGATTTTAAGCATTGGCTGTAATCTGTTTTCAGAAACCGACTTAGCAAGAATTTCTGTCGGATATACAATCATTGTTGGTGCCGGATCCTGCATAACTATGTAACCTATCATATTCTGCAATGCTTCAGTTCCGCCCACCTGTGTTGGCTTAACGAATATAATCTTCTGTGTTTCATAGTTGTTGAATTCATCCATCACGCCAACCAGATAAGGTGTTATATCATTGCTCCAGGGACCTGGTATAGCAGATGTCTTAGAATCAAGCATTCTATATTTTTCCGCCCACTCTGATACAGTTATCTGCTCAGGTGGATTCATAAGCTGCAAGGCATCATACTGATATTGAGTTACAGGAAGCTTACGTCTTCTCATTATCTTCCTGTTCCACAACAGCAGAGATAACAAAGCTCTTTAAGAGTCTCTTAACTTCCTGCTGCATTTCGTTTTCAATCCGCCTAAGTTCTGTGGGTTCAATCAGTCCTGCAACCTGCCATGCAACTTTGTTAGGAAGAGACAGCGCGAATTTCTTAAAAGCAACAAAAAAGCGGCTATAATCAAGTTTAACCTCTTCAACGGTTATATACTTTCCAGCCGCAATATCTGTCCTCAATATGTGTAAGTCCCTTTGGGATTCTTTTAGTGCTATCTCAACCTTTAATTTCTGTTCTTTAAGTTCTGTCTCTGTCTTCGATGCTGCTTTTCCATTCGCCTTATCAGACAAGTACTTGATATATGTTTTTATGGTTTCATCTTTCTCATACTGTCTGCCTCTTTTCCCTTCAACCTGAACGCTTGAAATAACACCATCTGCTGTAAGCTGCTCTATCCTACGAGCAGTTACACCGAACAATTCAGCGATTTCCTTCTTCTCGCACATTACTTTTTTACGTGGTCTTCCTGCCGTATTAATCAGCTCCTTTATTTTTTAATTTTTATTCATTTTTTCACAATATCAAAATATCACATAACCGAGTACTTTTGAGTGCTAACTTTAATTATTCATGTTGACTGCGTAGCGAAATGCTTTTTTTATTTTTAATTTTATCTGCAAAACGTATGCACCTTTCTCCGACCCGCATACGGGGGTGTGGGTTGGTAGTACCTACTCTATTATTGGTATATAGTCTTTGCATATAGTATATAATTGATGTGTAAATGGGGTTGTAAAGTGAAGTGCTGCCGCTGATGAGCTACGTTGTTATAAGGATTGACAGAACAGGCGCAGGCGGCAGAGCTTCCAGCGTGTTGCTATGCTGCTTATGCTTATTGTGATAGTTGGTTAAGCGGCGGCTGGTCCTGAGTGTTCGCTGTAGCGCTGCTAGGTGTTGTGGAGCTGTCGCCGCTGGTCTTATATGCTCGCTGCTCTGGCTGCCATCTGGTCCTATACGCTCGCTGCTCTGTGTTCTGTCCTGTATAGTCTGCTGATAAACTGATTTATTCTGAATAGCTTAGAATAATTCATAATCAGGAATTGAAGAAGTAAGATGTATTAATATGCTGCTGTTATCTGCTGCCAGCTCCGCCGTTCTCTTTGTGTTCTTTTAGTGTCTCTTATCTTGCTTATGTCTTTATATGCTCTTATATGTTCTTGTACTATGTCAGAGGTGCGGAGCTGTTGCCGCTGTTCTTCTCTTTTCTCAATCTGCTATCAGATTAGCAGATTGATATATATATTGCTTTTCTGTGGCTTCTGCTGCCTTATTTATCTGTTATGTATATGTTCGTATGTGGGTATGTGTTTTGATGATTGTATATTGATTTTTATATTTTGAATTTTAGAATTTAAAAAGGCGGTTGCCTTATATACAACCGCCCCTGATTTTAATATATTGTTAATCCCAGTTAATATTGTTATGGTCTGTTAATTCTTCGCTGTCTTTCTTCGCTGCTGTGATTGCTTCTATTTCGTCATCTTCTGGCTTATCTTCCGGTATAAACTTAACAACAACTTTATATATCGTGTCAATGTCTTCCTCTGGAATTAAGTCAATCATGTTTTTTAATAGCTCTTTGCTCATTGTGAAACCTCCTTAAACTCTTTTATATACTTGTCCTCTTGGTAAAATGCTATTAATTATTATTGTTTCGTCTTCGATTGTAAACAATACGCGCATATCTCCAACTCTAAGCCTATATTCTTTGTCATATCCTGATAGCTTCTTTACATCTCCAAGCGGCAGCTTTTCAATCGCTTCTTTCAATCTTCTTTTGGTTGGTTTGTCGCAAGTTTCAATATACTTAACAGCCTGCTTTTTATACTGTATATACATTCTTATCCTTTCTTTCACCAAGGCGGCATATCTGCCGCCCCCAGATTTTAATATCTGTTTTAGTTTTCTTTTGTTTCTGTTGCTTCATCTTCACTTCTCAACCCTGCCGAATGCTGGCGAATCTCTTTGTTCATCTATCTGACCTCTTCCATGCTCTGGCACTTGTCTGTTGCTGTTGTTATCAGCCAAGCTATAAACTGCATTTGTTTATCTGTCATATTATTCATGTTGCTCCTTTCTGCCTATTGGCTTATTGTCTTTCGACAATTACACATTAATCTTTTTATCGTTTAATGTCAACTATTTTTTAAATCTTTTTTCGTTTATTTTTCAATGTATTTTATTATATTTCCCGGCTGCATGTCTAATAATTCGCATAGTTTTTCTATGCTTTTAATGCCTACCATCTCGCCACGCCTTAATTTTTGCATAGCTGATTGACTCAATAAATTTTCACGTAGAATTTTAGTGGAATTATAGCCGCTTTCTTTTAATGTTTCTATTACATTTATCTTGTAAACAAGCATTTTATCAACTCCTTTTCTCTCTGATAATTAGATTATAACGGGCTTTTATGGATCCGTCAATAAATTAAATCAAAAAAAGTTTAATTTGTCCCTTGACATTAAACGTTTTATGGTTTATTTTGTAATCAACAACACGAAAGGAACCCCAGCAAGGGGCAAGGTAAAAGACTATGAAATATTTTAAGAATGTAAAGAGCTACAAGGAATTAAAGGAAACTTACAGAGATTTACTTAAGAAAAATCACCCAGACAACGGCGGCAACCTTGAAACAATGCAGGAAATAAATCAGGAATACGATGTTGCTTTCAGAATATGGAAGGACAGAGCTGTTAAGAGTGAAGATATAACAGAGGATGAGAAACAGGAAACAGCACAGAGCACAAGAAGACAGTTCTACACGGCCAACGGATGGGAAGGCAGCCGTTACGATGCTAATCTTTCACTTAAGGAAATTGCTGTTATAGTCCGAAAGTATGTAAAAGAAAAGTACCCAACTTGCAAATTCAGCGTAAGAACTTCATACGCTTCTATGTGTCAGGAGTTACACGTTGAGATTAAGGAATTTCCGGATAAGATGTATAAGACAGCAGACGACTTGAGAGCTGAAGGTCTTAACGAAGTTATAGACGGCTGGAAGCGTTACAAAGATAATGTTAGCGATATGATGAAGAAGCTTAGAGCTAATGGATATTTTAATCTTGATTGCTGGCATGACGAAGATGTATACAATGCATATGAAAAAGCTGTTGCAGATAGTAAATTCTACGCTATCAGAAGCGATTATTTTCAGAGTGTTATTGATGATGTTGATGCATTTGTCAGGTCATACAATTATGAAGACTGTGATGGTATGATAGATTACTTCAATGTTAACTTTTATTACTTCGGTTGCAAGTTCGATCATTGTGTACAGGTTGAAAAGGTTGCAAGAATAAAAGAAACAGACAATAGACCAGTTGCAAAAGAAGCTGCACCAGAAGCAGAAAAAATAAGTACAAGTGGCGAAGCCTTCACAGTAGAAGAGTCACAGCACACAAAGACCGGAGAAAAGATATATCTTGTTAAGTGGCTTGATAATCTTAGCCGTGACAATTACATAAAGCTTAACAATGAGATTAAGAAGTTAGGCGGCTACTATTCAAAATTTACGCATAGCTTTATCTTCAAGGAAGACCCAAGCGAAGCATTAAAGGAGGTAAAAATAGCATGATAGATATTTGTAATAAAAAAATTCCTTGTTGTGGGTGTCCGGATGCGGACACCTGCACAATGAAAAAACAACAGGATCTTTTTAAAGAATTCTTTAGTAAATATGGCTCGTACTGTGAGGATGGAACAGAAAGAACAATACACGTATATCAATCACATCCAAAGCAATTATATACTGAGGATGATATTGCGCGTAATATGTCGCGTGCTGATGCAGACATAGAAAGGCTTGAATATATTATTGCAATGCTTAAAGCTTATAAAATAGAGCTGGTAGATAGATATAATTATATCGTCACATCTCCCACGCGTGAAAAAATTAAGCTGCAGCGTATCAAGAAAACAAGGGTTGAATACCACATAATATTTTATACTGTCAATCTGGTTGATGGCCACGAAACAGAAAATAAACGTATTAAGTTTTCAGGGACTGAGAGAGCGGCAGCCATCAAAGAATTTGAAAAACTGGCCAAGGAACACGTTAACGCCATAACAGAAAAAGACATATCAAAAAATCCATGGGAATAAGGCGCCTGTTGCGCCTTTTTTCTGCTGTCAGGTCAAAATATTTTTTCATCTGCTGCCAGATTAGCAAAATACTTCCTGCAGGTGCACTAACAATTATATTCCGTTCCCATTCTGATTTTATGAGGCTTTCAAGGCTTTTCAAGTAACAATTTTTATGTGCTTGTAACAAAATTCTTGTATTTAGTAACAATTTTATTGTATTTACCGCCTTAATTAACAAAATCTTTGTATTAAAATGCCATCACAAAAAAATCTTCTCGTATTCTGATTTTATGTGGTCTTTTAGCATTTTTCCACACATATTTTTATACTTATCCACATTTTATCAACAAAAAACCTCTCCCATTCTGATTTTATGCCCTTTACACGCATTTTAAGGCACAAAAAAGGACAGGCAATAAAGTCTGTCCTTATTCCGGTTAGAGGGGTATCTAATGCATGTAGAAAAAGCCTTGGGGTAACTTACAATTATATATTAACATTTCATAGAGTGCTTTTGTGTGCTATTTAACAAATATTTATTAAACAATTCTTCTATCATAAGCATACAATCCTCCGCCATAAGGCTATCAAAAAATTCTGCCTCTTCCGATTCCGGTGTCTGATTGTTTCTGTAATCATACAACTTTAACATATTATCATCACAAAATATTTCCAGCATTGGCTTTCTATATCCCGCTTTATGCCCTATCTCTATACGAAAATTATATTCATCCCATATTATATCCGGATAATCAGCGTTAAAGTTGAAATAATACGGATATCCCGCTTCTTTTAACATTTTTTCAAGATAAAAAATCTGATGATATTTTCTGTGTTCCTCACACAATCTCATATTATCCATATCAACCCTCCATACTTTTCTTATGCTCTGTAACAATCATCTGAACCCTTGCAAAACTTAGCAGAATATATAAACCGCTCCGCCAGTATTGGATTGCCGGAGTACGTGATAACATTTCTGATGCACATATGTCAGACCATTCTAATCTATCTATATATTTCTTTTCTAATATCGCACGCTCTGTTGTATTTTCATCCAGGTAAGATATAACATTATCAACCTTTGTATATCTTTTAGCACATTCTTTCTGTGCTTCGTGTATCCTTGTTCTTATCTCATCAAGCTGGAGAGGCAGAGAAGCTGCGCCAAGGTTAGAACCTGTTCCGTGTGGCATTCCATCGTTAACCGGTGCATTAAGTGGCATATCGAATTCCCTTATAATCTCTTTTTCACGCGCTTCTAATGCGTGTTTTCTGTTTATATATCTTCCGTACTGCTTCAAAAAATCATCAAGAACTTTTGCTTCCTCTGTTAATCCTCTCGTCTTATTCATTCCTACTCCCTTTCTGATAAGTAATACAACTTACCACCTATATATTGTATTTGCTTAAGGCTTTTATCTTTGTCGTCAAAATCTTTTATATATACTCCTCTCTCTGCTAACTCGTTAATTAAAAGCTGTATGCTCTGGCATATTGTCAATGTTGGAACATCAGCAAATTGGTTTTCTTGGCTCTTTCTTAGCTTTTTCCTTTTTGCTCTCTTCAACTGGGTGCTCCTTTAACTGTTCATATTGTACTCTCATATCCTCTAAAATTTTTATTCTTACCCTTTTCTCTGCTGCCCTTTCTGCTGCCTGTATCTTCTTTTCCTCTATGTGGCCAAACGTAGTAAAATGTGCCTGGGTAACAAACGCTGCTGCCTGAATAGATAAAGCCTCTATCCTGCTTCTTCTAAAAGCCTGATCATATGCTATGCAATACACATCTGCACATTCTCTTGTGAATTCTTCATCTATCATCTTATTTCCTCTTTATTTCTCTCATAATCGCTATATCAGTTGCAAGAGCATATCCGTACTCTCTGTTAGCTCCTGTAGACTTCTCCCAGCCTTTTAACATATATATGCTGTCACACATACTTAGCATCTTCATAGACATATCCATATACTCTTCATACTCTGTATCTTCTGGCATCTGTGACAATATCTTTGCTGGATTAACCACACTAAAGCCTACACTCTTAAGTTCTTTCTCTGCCTTGTCAAAATTTTTCATATAATCTTCTATACCGGTTATTGGACCGCTTATGTATATTTTGCTCATTTTGTTCTCCTATCAAAAAAATTTTTCATCATACATCATTACGCCATCTTTGCTGTATATCTGTATTTTTCTCTCATGGTCTCTATATTCTCCGTCGCAATTCGTGACAAAATCACATGAGGTACACGCAACAAACGATGCTTCCATAGGGCAATTAACGGATTTAGTGCTTCTGGCGGACAACCTACCATTTTTCTTAATTGTATAGTCCCGCGTAAATTGCATTAAATCACTTAATTGTAACTTGCTGCCACATATAGGGCATTTATTTAATATCCTATCCATATAAGTTGCCTACCTTATGTAAAATATTCTTATCTGCTGCCAAATCTTCAATATTCAGGATTTCTAAAACATAATACTGTTTATCTGCTTCAGCTCCCCACTCTGTTCTTCCTTTTCCAATCCGTAGTCTGCATCTTGTTTTTATCGCTTTAGAATTCTTTGAATAGCCATTACGGAAAATAATCTCCTGAACACTGTCTTTCCTTATCTCCTCAGGTACTGCCTCACCTTGCAATAACTCATATTCGCTTTTATGTGAGAAAATACTTGATGGATATATAGTTATTGCTCCGAACAGATTCTGGAGTCTTATTTCGTAATATTCTTTTATTTCCCTATATTCTTCTTTTTTCTCACCTGAAGCAATCATATCAAACCACTTCTTTTTGATTGGCAATGTTAGCATTATGAATCACCCCGCATTTCCTTTTCTAATTTATCTGCATCAATTAACCTGCTCATTCTTCTTTCCTCGTTTTTCAAATACTGACTGTACCTATTTCATCTACTATAACAATTTTCCCTTCTTCAAATTGTTGCCTTAAGTCTTTCAACGCATCATTTTCACTTTTAAATTTGCAAGGACAAATATGCTCTTTAGATAGGTTTACAAAAGAATATGTATTATCTATTTTGTTTTTAAGGATTGTTACATACACAATATCTGTTATTCTTGTTATCTTATATATTTTCATCAATGCCGCCTCTCTTTATTCTTTCCTCTCAATCTTCACTATTTCATCCAGATCCGATTCATTGCCCACCGTATTAAGATAAACTATCAGGTTACTATCCCTGTCAATCTCTAACACGGATCCGTCCTTTTTTGTTACAATCCACATATCTTATTTTTCACCATCCTTTATTATCTCAACCATCTCACCATCAATATACTTGTAATAATTCCCTGCTGGGCTTACCATCGTTGTATATACACAATCTGTCTTGCCCCTGCTATATATCTGTGATTCCCTGTAAACTATCTTTGTACTAATGTCATATGTGTAACCTTCTTCGATATATTTCATATTGTTTCTTCGTCTTGTCGCAGATATTCCCCAGGAATTAACACTACAAAGTAATAATAAAACAGCCGCTGCTATTGCTATCCTGCCTATTATGCTATATGCATTATCGTTCATTTTCATCTCCTGACTTACACCAAGGCTCCTGTTCAATACGTGCTTTCTCAATCGCCTGTCTTCTCATCTCTTTATCTATGCCTGCCATTAACTCCGTTGCACTATTAGCTTCGACAATATATTCAAGCTCATTTCCTACCTGATTACACATAACTACTTTATAGCCATACTTCAACAATTCACGTAGTTCTTCATTACTGCCTTGCAAGCCTGTTCTTACAACTTTCTGCATATATCCTCCCCTGTTTTCCCAATAAAATTATTTAACATATCAGAATCATTTTCATCTTTGACAATATTATTATCACAGTAATCAATAGCTGCATTATACGTCTTATCCATAATTATCTTAGCATACTCTTCATCTGCATTTTCCTTTAATTTTCTATAAAGTGCTATTGTTAATGTGCAATACTCTGCTAATATAGATATTGCTTGTCCTTCTGCTTCTACGCTTCCCTTATCACACTTAATCATTTAACTGTCTCCTTTCATACTCCTCTGATTGTCTGCTTATCTCTTCCTGGTTCAACCACTCCTCATAAGAACAGCCCTGCTCCTGTGCTATCTTCCAGCGCTCTCGTTTCCTAATTTCCTGTTCTTCAAGATGTTTTAAACTAAAAACCTCTTCATACAGATTATTAATTATATTGGTAAATATCTTAACAATTCTTTCACTCTCTGTAAGATCGTTCTGCAGTCCGGCTTTTTCTTCTCTTTTCTTATTCAGTTTATCAATGTACTTGTCACATTCCTTACTTGTAATATAATCAGCAGCATACCAGTCATTAATATCATCTTCGCTGTAACATTTTTCTCCCTTAACAGTTACATATATGTTATCAACCTTTGCGCGTTCTTTCTCAGCCTTAGGTTTATACTTATCCTTGACCTTTTCTATTTCTTTTGCAACTTTTTTAATCGCTTTGATTTCCTCTGTCATATATTACCTTTCTAAGCATATTCTTTAATCCCTTTATTTTCACAGAATCTATGCACAATCTCATTTACGATACATTGATACTCAGCTCTTACCTCTGTATCCTTTGCAATATCATAAACCCGCACATGTGCATACTGCTGCATAAGTTCCTCATCCGTGCAAGTGTTAATATAACTTTCGTTATATCCGGTTGGTAGTTCCATCCAGGCATTAACATATAGATCATTATTAAGGCAGGGAACACCATCATATGTGTAAAATGTTGCGCCGTTTTCATCACATACACAATATCCAATCATAGGCGTGTTATAACCCTGAAAAGAAAGCAATACTGGTCTGCTGTCTTCTGGTAATATTCCATCTATTGAATTCCATCTCATTATCTTCTTACCTCCACATCATTAATATCCGACTTCCTGGTTCCATCGTGATTATACTCACTATTTAACTTGCAAAAGCTGCATTTATCCTCTGATACGCAATACAACTTATCCAACGCCCTGCATTCCTGCTGTTTAAGATTAATAAATATACAATTAGTCTGTACCATACTTTGTTCTCCTTTTTAGTTTCTTCTGTGCCCTCATGTATGCCCTGCAACGCTTCTGGCAATACTCCAGCTCTGTAAGCTCCAGGTCCTTATCCCGGCGGTATCTGTAAGCATTACAGCCTATACATTCACGTAAGTTTCCATACTCATCTATATCAGGTCCGAAAATATACCTGATTATACTTGTTATATACATTGCCATAAGCAATATGGCAAACACCACACCAAACATAACCAGCGCACCTATAAATGCTGCCACAACAATGGCTGCTGCCATCATAAGAATATCCATCACTTCTCACCTCTCTTTCGTTTTCTCGCTGCTATATTTATCTTTGCAACTGCAAGACCTGTCCTGGTTAACTCTGTATCGTCAGTCCTTAGATTTCTTCTGTACATTTCAAGTGCCTCTGCATTATCAACCATAGCAAGATTGCTTATGTCGCAGTTATCCTTGTTTCCATCAAGGAATATAATCTTATGTCCTGGCGGTATAGGTCCATTATGTTCTTCCCATACCTTCCTGTGTACGAACACAAAACGTTCATTCTGCGTACCTTCATCCTACACTTTTTCTTTTAGATATCCATCCGTTGTATGTGTGTATTCACCAACTTTCATTCTATTGGCTGGTGTATGCCCTTTCTTAAACATAGTCTGCTTGCATTTCTCATATATTTCAGGCGGCATATGTTTACCCTTGTTATGAGGAATATGCCCTTTAGAAAATGTTTGCATATTGCCGCTGCGTATGTTGTGAGCCTTTTTATATCCGCTGCATTGAGAAGCAGTAAACTCTATCCCAAAATGCTCTGATACCATACCTGCAATCTCTCTTACGCTCCGCCCTTTTGCTATACTTCTTATCCAGTGTGTCGTAAAACCCCTTGCTTTAGCTATGGGGATATAAGACACTTCCATCGAATTTACGCAAGTAACCCCCGATGGAACAAAATATCCTTGTATTAGATTTAAAAATGGCATATAATACATATATGAATATTACATATAAATCCAATAACAATGTAGTCTATTCTTGTAAATACCATGTTGTGTGGTGTCCTAAGTATAGACGCAAAATCTTAACAAATGGAATAGATACCAGATTAAAGGAACTTCTCCTTGAATATGCTGCAAATATTTCTGTAGACATCATGGAAATGGAAATCATGCCGGACCATGTACACATACTCATGGAAGTAGACCCTCAGTTTGGTATTCACAAAGCAGTTAAATCATTAAAAGGATATACTTCCAAAGTTTTGAGAAGTGAGTATCCGTCATTGAAAACAAGAATGCCATCACTGTGGACAAACAGCTATTTTGTATCTACTGTTGGTGGCGCTCCGCTTGATGTAATCAAACAGTATATCGAAAACCAGAAAACATCACAAAGGCAAAAGGATAAATTAGGATAATGCAAAAAGGTATCAAATTTAGAATCTACCCGAATAAGGAACAGCAAAATATCATAAATCAGACATTAGGTTGTTGCAGACTAATCTACAACAAAGGTCTTGCCATGCGTAACGAAGCCTATCAGAACGGTAGTAAAATTGGCTATTCACAGACTTCTGCAATGCTGACGGATTTGAAAAAGCATGATGATTTTGCGTTTCTTAAAGTGGTAGATTCTATTGCTTTACAGCAGTCCCTGCGTGACCTTGACAGAGGTTTTGTAAATTTCTTTCAGAAACATGCAAAACATCCACGGTTCAAAAGCAAGCATAATCATCATCAATCCTACAGAACAATCAATCAAAGCAATAATATTCGCATTGTTGGGAAATATATCAAACTTCCTAAGTTGGGATATGTCAAAGTCCGCCAATCAATGGAAGTAGGTAAAATCAATAATGTAACCATTGAGCATACTCCCACAGGTAAGTATTTTGCAGTTCTGAATATAGAATTTGAACCACAGCCAATGAATAATAAAGGTGGTAAGATTGGTATTGATGTAGGTATTAAAGAATTCTATTCCGACAGTAACGGAAATGAGGTACCTAACCCTAAATACCTTGAAAAATCAATGCGTAAGCTCATGCGTGAACAACGAAAATTGTCACGCAAAGAAAAAGGTTCAAAAAATCGCAATAAACAACGTGTTAAGGTTGCCTTAGTCCATGAAAAGATTACTAATCAGAGAAACGATTTTTTACAGAATGAATCCACGAAGCTGATTCGTGAAAACCAAACCATCTGCATAGAGGATTTGAAAGTAAAAAACATGATGCGTAATCATAAAATGGCACAGCACATTGGCTCGGCATCGTGGTCTAAGTTCTTTGATATGCTCACATATAAATCTGTCTGGTATGGGAATGACATTGTAAAAGTACCTACAATGTACCCAAGCAGTCAGACGTGTGCCTGTTGTGGGTATAAAAATCCACTGGTAAAGAATCTTTCCGTCCGCAAGTGGGAGTGTCCAGAGTGCCATACAAGACACGATAGGGACACCAATGCCAGTGTAAATATCTTGAATAAAGGACTGCAAATGCAGTCAGTATAGTACATATAAAACTGCACCGTAGGGCATACGGGAACAGTATAATCCAGCTTGTGGACACTGTGTAAGACATTGAGATACCGAATGGTATCAGCCAATGCAGTAGTGGTTGAAGCAAGAATCCCCCTGCTTTAGCTGTGGGGAGTGTCAAGTACTCTTCCATTCCTGGTGGAAACTTGAACGAATATCCTTTAGGCACCCCGCCAGCAACACCACTTTTAATTTTATATCTTGATTTTGCTGCCTTAACCTGGCTTTCTGTAAATATAATGCCATACTTAACATCAAAGCCCTGCCTATTAAGCTGCTCCGTAATATCTGCAGTATTCTTTCCCTTAGCATTCTCCTTTAGCCAGTCCACAGCCTCCTGTGGCCATTTCTTACTACCCATCTGCTGCCTCCTAACGTGTTTCTAACATCTCAGGTACCTTTCTCTGGCTTTCGTAACCATATTCATCCATATGCTTCATAGCTTTAAGCTGTATATCAGCATTCTTAATAATCTGTTCGCCTATCTTAGACATAGCCTCTGACCTCTTAATCTCGGTATTAAGTTCCTCACCTGTTAAATCATCATCACCTAGTTTTTCCAGTTGCGCAAATAAATGATTATTTAAGTCTGTTAATGTATTCTTCATAATTACCCTCCTAACACTTCAAAGCCTTATCAGTACTGCGTATATGAAACTCAATCTTAGTTTCAATCTTCATCTGCTCCGCTATCTCCTGCCAGGTCATATAACCACCTGCAAGAGACTCAGAATAATCGCTGAATCTTTTCTTGAATGCCTTAAGCCTTTTCTCGCCAAAACCGAATTCATCTCTTAATGCATAGCAGCTCATCAGCAGTATAGTATCGAACATAGTCTGCTTAGTTTCTTCCACAAATGCCTCAACCTGCTTTCTTGATACCTTTACCGGGATGTTGGTTGCATTTCTGAAATTAAGCTCCTCTTCAAGTGCTTTTATCCCTTTCTTTTTAGCGATATTAAGCGCATAAGACATACCCTCACGTCTTGCCGCCTCTTCTTTGTAAGTTCCCATAGCTTTTTCACCTCTTAAATATAATTTTTCATAAATACTTCCATCCACTTATCGTGGCTGTACAGCTCTTCAAAATTTCGTTGTGCTATACATATAAGTTTCAGATCTGTTTCCCTACACCTGTGAACAGCTTCCTTTCCTGTCCTGTGGTCCTCGTAGCATAGCCACACCTTAAGACCATACTTTTCAGACTGCTTCCTGTTGGCCACTCCGTGCATAATATGATGTTCTTCAAGTCCTGTGTCCGGAAGCCTTCTGAAGTCCTCTTTTTCATTCATCCGCAGCCGGCACAAGTAGCATTCTTTCGTACCCTGTAATATGCTTTCCATAAGCTCCTTTCCTCTTCCTGGTAATATGCCAGGAAGAAAATATTATCGTTAATAGTTGCTGTGATATTATGTATACTTAGATAAATAAGTATCATGTAGATAGTCTGGGAGTATATTCCCACTCCCATTCTGATTTTATGCGGCTTTGCGCCATTATCAGAATCAATATGTAACCGGATGCTGGCACTCATACAATTCACGCTTAAGTTGTGCAATACGTCCGGACACAAGTGTTAAGTTATGTACACGCATTTCAGTATTGTGTACACTTGGCTGTGGGCTGTAAGCTATAATTGCCTGTCTTAGCCATTCCAGCTTATCAAGCTCCTTTGTTATTCTTTCCTCTTCGATTCGCATAATTCCTCCGCTTTCTTCAATTCATATTCCATCCACTTTGTAAATTCATGCTGTTCATCAGACCAACTTATAGCATGTCCTCTGCTTACATTCAGATACTGCTGCCATAATTCAGTATTCTTCACAGGCTTTCCATTAGCTTTCTTCCAGCCGTTCTTTTCCCATTGCTGCGGCCAGAAGTTCCGGCAGGAGTTCAACACATGCTCACATTCTGTATTTATGCATATTTCACATTTCTGCCTAAACCTCATAAGTGCGTGAATAATAGCTTCAAGCGCCGCCTGATTCTCTGTAACACTTTCAATAGTCTTTTTTCCATTTCTGATAAACTCTTTGCCATTAATAACAGTCTTTATTACATACATATACGTTGCCTGCTTTCTTACTGCTGGACCTTTAGCTGTCGTCTTTATGTATACGTTTACCTTCTGCATCTTTCTTTCCTTTCCGGAACTTAACCTCGTAATACTTAAATCCTAGTTCTGATATACCTGAAACCTCTGAACCTGTAACCAGGTAATATCCTTTGTTCTCATATTTTCTTATTGTGCTTTTTCTTGCCTTATCAGCAAATGTATTAGCATTAACTATCTTCTTGATCACAACCGGCTTTTTTAAATTACGTGATGGATTCCATCTTCTGCCCACCTTCCCGGTTGCATCCTCTGTCTTTTTGGAATACTTGATAAAATATTCTGCTATTCGTGTATAATCGTTGTCACTATCAAGAGGCTTCACATCCACGTAACCTTTTCCCCAGCATTTTTTTAATATCTGGATATCACATATATCCATAATCATATGAATGTGATGGGCGCCCTTCTTACCAATCTCTTTGACATATATATATTTAATATTGGGTACTGCTTTGCGTAACTTCTTTAACAGGTTGCGTATATCCACATTCATATCATCAGGTGTAGGAGGTCTGCTGTCTCTGGCATATGTATATGTCACCAGCATACCTGTATCATCTCTCCAGTTAGTGTTCATCAGTCCTGCTAACTTTCTTGTTGCTGCTCTGGTATTAATCGCTCTCTGGACTTCTGTTGTTGGCTTTTCTCTGCCCTCTCTTCTTTCACCCTTACAGTTATACCTTAGTGTGTGATATCTCCTTATCGTTACAACGCTACCTGCCACACATATCTCTTTTACATATGGCATATGAAAATGTTCTCCCTGGTTCTTAAGTTAATTATTTCAATCAAGTGTTTATGGGGCTTGAACCCCATTTAAAAAATTGATAATTTAACACCTGAATTAGTACTTTTTACATCTGTAATTTGTCGCATTTTATTTGTTTTTTCTTGACAAAAGTATTTATACGGAATATAATTCATATTAAAGTCATTGATGACTTTCTCTCTGGTTTGAGCTGTTGCACGACAGCTCTTTTTTATTACATTTTTTTATACTTTTACTCTGTTTTTTCTTCTGTTACTTTATGTTCCCTACGTATATGGATACGTTCATTGTTATCAAGAAACAGATTATAATTAACATCGCTATATTTAATAGTCACCTTATCCAGTTTCCCCTTCATAAGAGGCCTTACAGAGGACTGTAATATACTTCCTATCTCTTCATTAGTCGCAAGCTCTAAGCACCTGTCTTCTGCGTTGCGTACTCTTCTTTCAACATTCCACCAGGCAGATGCACCCTGGCACTTACATTTTTTTGTAGCTTCCTCTTTCAGATAAGCTTCCCATTCTTCCGGATTATTCTCATAATCTGCTGCCACTACATCATCAATCTGTAACATAGTCTGCTGCTTACAGTAGCGGCAGTAACCTATATATTGTCCTTTGCTCATTTGTTCTCCTTTCTACCACCAGGTGCCGGCACATATGTCATAATGAAACCAAGTTCCGGATGCGTACTTTATGCACATAACACCTTTGCTGTCTGGCCACACTTCCTTAATCTCTCCGTATGGCCACTCTTCAAATGCTCTTTTATGTCTTGCAAATAACTTACCCGCCACTTCCAGCGCTGTTGCTGGATTCTTATACTTTTTCTTAATCATTAGATTTCTCCTAACTGTAGATCCCATCTCCCGGATTAACTGTGTAATCTTTTAAGGCATCCACTAAGTCCTTATAACTACTTTTCTCATAACTTATAGTTATCTCTTTATCATCTTTATAATTCGTATTCATAAGTCTTTTTAGTTTTTCTATGCTGCTCATATTTCTTCACCTATGCAACTACATTAGTATTGCTGTTAGCCTTAAACATCTCTCTTGCGTAACTTCGTACAGCGCTGTTAAGAATGGAAAAGGCTATCTCCCTTTCTTTATCTGTCAGTACCGGACTATGTGTCTTAACTACACTTCCGTCCGGATATTCTTTTACTTTTGTGATATATTCCATCTTCATCACCTTCTTACTCTTTCTTTTCTCCTCTGCTATAATGGATTTACTGGGAACCGCCATTCCCTAGTATATTGAGAGGGGGTGTTACTATGCTTTCAAATATTGTATCTGTTGTTACTATGTTTGCTTCTGTTATAGCTGCTGTTTCTTCACTTGTAGCCGTTTTTCTTCACTACTTGAAAGATATGGCTTTCTATAAGCTTAATTCCTATAGAGAAAGACTAGATAATATGTATATTCCTTTTTACAGGGCATATTGTACTGGACGACTTTTCTCTTATAAGCTAACTGATTTTGACAAAGATATTATTGTGCGAATTATTAATCTTTTTAATGACAATATTCATTACCTTGATACAGTTTCTCAAACTCTTTTTTGCAGTGTATATTTCAATTTCACTCAATGGACTGTATACAAAAGTATGGGATTATACGATGATGCTTGTCATTATGAAGAAGCTCTTAATTCGTCATTTAAAGCATTGTCAAAGTTAGTATTATTAGAATACCAAGAACTATTAAGCAAATGCAGGCTACCACAAGCAACAATTTTACCAACCAATCAACTCGAAAAGTAATTGCTGGAATTGCTAACACAACCATTATTATTACTATTTCAAGAATAATTGCTGTTGTTATAACTATTACCGTCATTGTGCTTTACAATGGCGATTTTTTACCGCCTTCTCCTTTCTCCGGTGTGATATTCACACCGGTTTTCTTTTGCAGCTCTTTCTTTTCTTTCATCCCCTGCTATAATGTAACTACTGGGAACCGCCATTCCCTAGTACATATCAGAGGAGGTGTCATATGTCTCTTAGTATTTACGAAATAGATATATCAGATTTATCTATTCCCGAAAGAGAAGCTGTAATAGACCGTATTGATAAACAAGCTTTTACCGGTGCACAGCATTATGCTGATAATATTTTCCATATTCGGTTTGAATTAGAACATTCTGATTATCTTGAATTACTTAAACTTCCTGATAATTGCCACTTGAAGCTTATTCATCAGGGAGATAAATAGCTATCTTGGTTATAGCGTCTTCAGGATCGTATACTAATTCCATCCTGAAGGCGCCTTTGTATAATATTGCTTTCTTCATTGCATCAATCAGTCCATCTAAACTTAATACTGTTTTTTCAACTATCTCTGTATGAATATGGTTTTCACTAAACGCAGTTTCATTTTCCTTTGGTGTCATCTTGGTATGCTTATGCTTTCTTACAGTTGCATTTCCTACTCCATATTTTTCAACTATTTCTTTGTACTGCTCATCTGTTATATCCAGACGTAAAGTTGTCTTTTCTTTATCTGAAATATGAGTTATTTCTGTTAACATCTATGCTATCTCTTTCTCCTTACTTTCCTTCTTCTGTTTCTCTGCCATAACTGCCATTCCTTCACCTATGCCAAGAAGATATAACTTCTTGCTTTCTGGAATTTTAGGAATTATTACAGATAATTTTTCTATTACTGTCTTTTCTTCTGCTGTTAACATATGTACCATTCCTTTCTTCTTTCTTTTCTTTCATCCCCTGCTATAATGTAACTACTGGGAACCGCCATTCCCTAGTACAT